CGGGCCACCGATGACGATCACCCGATCATCGACCCATTCGCCCTTGCGTATTTCGTAGCGCGATCCCTTGCCGTTCGGCGGCTTGCCGACCGGCACCAGCGGTGCCGCGCCCGGGGCGGAGGCGGCGGTTGAACCGGGATCGAGCCGGGCGCGCGCGGCAGCGACCGCGTCATCGTCCATCGGCATGTTGACGTTGCGCTGCGGATATTGATCGGTAGCCATGTTTGATTCTCCGGTTAAGCGATGGCGACATCGACGCGTTCGCCGACCAGATAGGTGGCGAGCACGTTGTCGGTGGTCCCTTCCGACCTGATCTTGTAGGACGTGATCGCGGTGCCGCCGAGCGCTGCGAGATTCCACGTGCACGAACGCACCAGCGTGGTCGGGTCGTTCGGATCGACTTCATCGGCAATCAGCGATGGCGTGCGCACCGTGACGTAGCCCGCGCCGGTCAGCAGCCGAGGAATGAAGGTGTGGTAGGGAGGTCCCCGCCACGACTCCAGACGGAAGTCGCAATACACCGTGGTGACAGGGCCGGGCGTGGTCCGCGCCGTCGAGATGTGGCGGAAGTCGGAGCGCGGTCGCGAGGTCAGCATGCGCGAGTTGGCGGCGACGCCGATGCCCGGCATTTCGTCGGTGGTGCCGATCAGCAAGACCCGGAACGGCAACAGCGGCGGCAACGATACCAACGGATTGGAATCGTAATAACCGAGCGGCATCCAGTTGCCTGCGACCTGCACCTCGAACGCAATCGTGGTGCCCGGCGGCCGGGTCGAGTCGAAGTTGAGATCGATGGCTGCCATGCCGCCGTTCAATTCGAGCGACAGCAACTGCACCTCGACGCGGTTGGAGCGGAATTTGGCGAAGTTGAGCCGGAATGCCAAATCCTTGGTCAGGTCGCCGACCGACCATGCGCCGTCGCTCGATGAGAACAGCGTGCCTTGCGCAAACTTGTTGTTGTGCACCAGCGCCACGAAGTGGTTACCGGGTGTCTGCAGCACGATGGCATAACGCTGGCCCTTAGCCAGATAGGTCGGAATGAAATCGAACTTGGTTGCGTTCGGCGATGGCCGCAACAGGTCCGCCGTCTTGGTCGAGCGCGCAATGGTTCGCTCGAAGTTCGGTGCGCCCGCCGGATTGGTCTCGCAAATCAGGCAGTGCACGTCGCCGGTCGTCGCGATCTTGGTGAAGAAAATTTCAACCGAGACCAGCCAGCCGCCCTGCGAGTTGAGATAGGTCTGCGAGACGATAGAGCCCGACAGGCCTTCGATGGTGACCACCTGCCGCCAGTAATAACTATCGATGATCTCATCGACCCAGAACTGCGCCAGCCGCACGATGGTGTGGTTCGGGTTGTCCTGCACGTCGAGAATCTGGAACGTTTCGGTGCCGCGCGTCAGGATGTTGCGGATCGGATCGTAAATCAGATCGGTGTTGATGGTGTTGCCGCCGACGCCCCAGCCGTTCTGCACGTTCTCGCCCGAGCCCAGCGACGATTGCCAGTCGCGGCCGGATGGCGCGAACCACCAGACGCCATTGGCGCAGACATAGAACGGCGTGCCCCAGCGGATGCGCGTGCGGGTCTTGGCGCACAATTCCCACGAGATGGTTTGATACTGGTACTGCGAGATCGAAAGCTCGGAGTCCTTGCCGAGCACTTCGAGTCGCGTCACCGGATCGTACACCGGCAGCACGAAGTTGGCCTGATTGATCACCGCCGGGTCCATCGGATTCAACAGACCCATCTGCGCATCGCGCTGCGCGGCATCGGGGAAGCGAATGCCCTCCTCGATCTTGGCCAGATAATCCACATTGAGCGTGTCGGATTCGTCAATGGTCAGGAAGTGATCGGCTCCCCATGACGAATAAGTATCGGGCAGGTTGAGCACTTCCTTGACGCGCGCGACGTCGGAAGCAATCTTCATCGTGAACTTCAACGATGCCGTGCCGTTGAGCCGCAGTGCCAGCGCCGCCATGTCGGTGGCCAGCGTATCGAGCCGCGACGCGGTCTGTATCCGCCACGCGTCCATCTCGTTCATGCGCGCGTCGAGGTCCATGATGTTCGGCGCGCGGTTCTCGTCCACCATCTCGATGGAAACGATGCCGGTCGAATCAAGCAGTATCCACGCCACCGCCAGCGTGTTGGAGGCGATGGAAGGATGCTGCGGGTCCGGACCTTCGGCACCGATCACGGTCGAGATGTTGGCCCACCTGCGATTTTCTGTTGAGACCACGCGCGCCACGGTGGCACGCGTTACCGGATCGGTCAGGAAGGTTCTCGGCTCGGTATCGGTCTCGATCTCCTGTCCCCACACCACGACGCCGACATAGCGCCGCGTCACCACCGGCAGCACCCCGAGCAGATCGAGCGATGCGCCGCCCTCCGAGTCGTTATAGAACACCAAGCCGCCGTGATAGAGCCGACCGTTGCCAACAGTGACGACAGCGGGCGCGGTTTGCACCGTGGTGAAGCCGGTGTAGGCCATCGTCGGGATCAGCGTATCGGCGACGATGTGATCGAACGATGCCCGTGGAAACAAACCGAAGTTGTTGAAGTCCTCAACAGTGACCTTCTGCCAGTCTTGGATGTTGACCTTGCGTTCCATGCTGCCTCTCCTAGAGCAAGTTCGGGACCTGCTGATCTACAGTGGTTTCGGTGTATGCGCGTTCGCGTAGTTCGATCAGGCGCGTCGGGTCGAATGCCGTGCGCACCCGATCACGCAACGCCTGCGAAGTGACCACGGCGCGGTTGGCACGGTCGAAATCCTGCAGATCAACCTCGCTCGCGTAGTAATTGTCATCGGTGGTGATGCCTTCGTCTGCAAACCAACTCCACCAGTCGTCATCGGCATGCAGATGGATCATCAGGTCGGCGGTGTAGGCGGGCCAACTGACGTAATCGACGCCGACAAACGAGATGCCGCCAGTGATCGCAGCGACGATGTTCGGGTCGTACAGAAAGATGCGGTCGGCCAGCATGCGCGGCGCGTCATAACCAGCGTCGGCGTAGTACACCACCGGGATCGGCTGCGGCGGTTCTGGCGGCGGCAGTGTCGCACCGAGCGGCGGCATCTCGATTGGATGCTCGGGATGCGGCAACTCCGGCAGCGTGTGATCCGGATGCGGCAGGTCGGTCAGCGAGACGATGTTGCGGCTGTCGCTCCAGTCGCCGACAAAGAACCACGAATTGCCCCAGCCGATGTCGCTCTCGCGCTCGTAGCGCACGTCAATCGGCTCCAGCCCGGGCAGCACCATGTCGAGATGCAGTTGCGACTGTTCGTGGTTGTAAGCGGCATCGACGCGAACCGTGACCAGTCTCGGCACAATCGCTTCGGCGCAAACGAACCGCGAATCGTCGTTGACGAAATCCTCGGTGGTGACCGCAAGTCCGGCCTGCCCCGGGATCGCGACGCGCTGGAAGTCCACCGATTTGACGCCGTTGATGGTCTTGGTGAACGTGTAAATCTGCAGCGGCTTGTCCTCGCCGCGAATCCGCAGATAAGCCTTGCGCCCGTACAGCGCTTCGCCGTCATCGAGGCCGACGAAATCATTGACGCCGCCCTGTCCGACATACAGCACATCGATGCCGTCCCAGCCGATGCCCTCATAGAAGGTGAGGCGCACCTCCGGCATCATGCGAATCCAGAAATCGTAGGCTTCCTTGGACATCGACGGCGAGGCAAAGAACGCCTGCGGCGGACGCAGCGCCTGCACCACCTCGTAGCCCTGCGGACCAACGAAGTCGCGGCCACTGTAGTGCAGCGCCATCTCGATCCCGGCTTGGGTGCCGCGCAGCGATTTGTACTCGAACTGCCGCGCTACCCATTCACGCTGCGTGCTTTCGCTCCAGCCGTCCTCCCACAGCAGCACGCCCTGCGCATAACCGAGATAGGGCAGGTTGTTGTAGCTGATCTTGTACGGGTCCCACTGGTCGCGGATGATCTCGGCATAGGTGCCGATCAACCGCTCGCCATCGACGTCGGCCATCGCCTTCTCAAGGCCGGAGGCTGAGCGATAGAGCAGCTTCGCACCGGGATACTGAATGATCCCTTCGGTGACGATGTCTTCCCAGCCGTCGGTGTCGCTCATAGCGCGCGCCCGGCGAACGTCGCAGTCAGCTTGGTGACGAAGATCAACCAGTCGAGCGGCACCAGCACGTCTTCGGCGGGCTCGACGATCTCGACATGATGCACGCCCGTGAAGTTGCATGCCGAGTGAATCGCGGTGTGGGTGTGATCGTGACCGAGCCAGTATTGTTCGTTGATCAGCTTGACGAGATTGTCCCTGATCTTGGTCATGGTCTGGTCCTGCGCGGTGCCGGGATAGAGCCAGACTCTGACGTCGTATTCGATGTCCCTGATCTTCGGCGGATTGACCGAGATCACGTCGGTGAGCCCCTGCCGCGACAGCGACTGGATGTAGGCGCGCACCTGCACAAGCTCCTCGTCGGTCGGCTTCGGATTGGCCGGAGGTTCTTTCAGGCAGGTGATCAGGATCGTCGGATAGTAGTCGTGCATCACCGCACGAATAGCCGTGACGTCACGCAGGCTCGGAAGTGCCGTCAACGCCCAGAACTCATAGGCTTCGGCAGTGCCGTGCGGTGATAGCGTGTTGGGCGACAGCCAGATGCGCCGCCGATAGCGGTCATCGGATTCGCCCGGCAGACGCGGCACGCCGCCCGGATAGCGCGAGGCGATGGCGTCGAGGTCGGTGCCAATCGCATAGGCCAGCGTGATCGAGCGCGCCGCCTGATTGACGCGGTCGCGTATCAGCAACTCGAAATATGAACTGGCTTCCTGATTGATCTTGATCGGATCGAACTCAAGCTCCTCGACGTCGTACTGCGCCGCCGCTGGCGGATCGTAAAACTGCCATAGCTGCTTCAACCGCTGCATTCGCGCGGCGAGGATGGTTTCGACGTCGAGCTTTTCCAGCACGATCATCGGCTGCAAATTGGCAGGCAGGATCACCGACACGCGTTCGGTGAGACGGTCGGTCAGTGCCTGTCCGCCGGGCGTGCCGGAGCCGCCGAAACTGGTGTCACTCATTCAA